ATGTTTACTATATTCCTAGGAGTATGCTTAGGGATAAGACTCTTGGTGAGGTAGTACATTCTGAGTATAACCAAGCATATATGATAGAGATGCTACTGGTTAATGTTGAAGGGTTTGGATCTCCATCTGAATTCATCAGTCAGTTTGGTGTAAGGATCACTGATGAGATTAAGTTCATTCTCTCCAAGAGAAGGTGGGAACAGTCTGTAGTACCTTCTGTAGGTCTTACTATTACTGATAGACCTAATGAGGGAGACTTAATATACTACCCACTAACAGAGAACGCATACGAGATTAAGTTTGTTGAGAGAGAAACTCCTTTCTATCAATTAGGAAAACTATATTACTATGAGATCACTGCTGAGATCTATGAGCAGGGTTCTGATGAATTTGATACTGGTATTGCAGAGATTGATGAGATAGAGTTAGAGAACACATATGTTACTACACTATCTCTAAGTGCACCACGTACCACTGCTACTATGACTGGTACATTACAAGGTAATGCATTGAATGATATTACAATTGATAGTGGTGGTAGTGGATATAGAACTGCACCTTTGATTACAATATCAGATCCACCTGACGTTGCTGGAGGTGATATACCTGCTACTGCAACATGTACAGTATTAAATGGTGCTGTTAATGCATTTACTATTACCAATCCTGGTAGTGGATATACTACTGCACCTACAATAACTGTTGCTGCACCAGCTTTATCTGTCGATTTCCAAGCAAGAGAATATATTGTTGCTGGTAATTTCCAGAATCAAGGTGGTGATAGAATATGGGCAGCACAAGGAGATGGTCAGATATTCGTAGAACATGCTGCTAGTTTTGATCCTGTATTCGCTACAACAACTCTAGTTAAATACTTCTTCTGGAAGTTTGAAGATCTTAGGTTGAAGTATCGTTACACATATACTGGTGAGACTCCAACAACAACTAAGGGTGAGTTCTACTATGATGCTGCTAATAGCAGATATGTTATTAATGCTTATGAGACTACAACAACTAGTGGTCAGAGAGCTCAGTTGTTTGATCTATCTACAAATACTATAGGTGAGGTTTCTGGTTGGAATGGAGGAACCTTAGAGCTTGCTATGATGAATAAGTCTGGTGACTTCCTAGATGGTGACTTGATTAGAGGGGTAGATTCTAATGCCCTATATACATTAGGATCCTTTAGTACGATTGATAATACTAATTCTGAGTATGATCAGAATAAGGCATTTGAAACAGGTGCTGATGAATTAATTGATTGGGGTGAAGAAAACCCATTCGGTGAATATGGTAATTTTACAGGTAGCTTCTGATGTTAGGTACACATTTTTATAACGAAACGATTCGTAGAACCGTTATAGGGTTCGGTACTCTTTTTAATAATATAGAAATTAAAAAGAAAGACCCACTCAACAATGAGGTAATAGAAACTGAGAAAGTAGCATTAGGTTATGGTCCTAAGAATAAGTTTCTTTATCGTTTATTTGAAAACCCTAAGACCCAAAAGGTTGCTATTACTATGCCTCGAATGTATTTCGAGATGACTGGTATTGATTATGATTCAGCAAGAAAGACTAGTCCAGTAAGGAAATATAAAAATGTTATACAAGGTGATGGTAGTGAGGTAAGAGTACAGTATGTACCAGTACCATACACCCTAGGATTTGAACTTGGAATACTATCTAAGGATCAGGACACAGGATTACAAATACTAGAACAGATATTACCATACTTCCAACCAGCTTTTAATATCACTCTGAACATGGTTCCTGATATGAGTGAGAAGAAAGATGTTGCTATCACTCTCAATTCAATTAATATGGAAGATGAGTGGGATGATAGTTTCTTAGAACGTAGGTTAGTAGTATATACATTACAATTTACTGCTAAGACATTCCTATATGGTCCTTACAACAAGGCAGATATTATTCGTAAGGCAACTGTATATGAGTCTGTTGGTGATAAGGCAGTTGGTAGACGTACTGCAAAGTTAGAATACACACCCAAAGCAAAGGTTGATAAGAATCAGGATGGACAGATTGACGCTAATGATGATATACTAATAACACCTGATGATGATTTCGGTTTCAATAGTGGGTTTGAAATATTATGAGTGATGAAATATTTGAAAAGAATATGGAAGAGATCTTTGATGTTGATGTATCCAACACACCCGAAGGTGGTTGTGCTAAACGTAAGGATCAACTCAGAGATGTCTCAGAGGACAGGGACAAGGACTATGAGTATACGAGGGCAGAACTCTATAGTCTCATAGATCAAGGTCAGGAGGCGGTCAGAGGAGCGTTAGAGGTAGCACAGGAGTCAGGGCATCCAAGAGCATATGAAGTTGCTACTAATGCTATGAAGCAAGTAGCAGACATGACTGATAAACTCATGGATCTACAGAAGAAAGTTAAGGATCTAGATGAAGAGAAGAAAGGTCCGAAGAGTGTTACTAACAATGCTATGTTTGTAGGTTCTACAGCAGAACTGCAGAAAATGTTGAAACAAATGAACGGCGGTAAACGATGATTAATCATGATACTCAATGGGATTCTAATGCCCATTTAGATTTAGAATCATGTAACCCTTGGCCAACAATATTTAAAGCAAAGTATGACTTTGATTTTGAGAATAAGTTGAAGCCTAAGGTCATAGATTCTCTTAAAACAGCAGATCAGGTTACACAGAAAATGAGAATAGAGACACCAGAAAAAGATGGTGGTGTTACTTCTGTTGTTTTAGCTACTCTACAAAAGAAGCATCAACAGAAACAACTATCTCAGCCTCATGAATGGTCAGAGTTTGGTGATTTTAAAGAATTCGTTACGAATACTGCTTCACGTGTAGTACGCAAATGGCATTGTGATCCTGGTTCTCCAAGAGCAGTCACGAGATCATGGATTAATGTTCATCCTCAAGGAGCTTATACCGAAGAACATATGCATCATGGAGTTCTTATGGCAGTTGCTGCTTATTTGTATGTTCCACCTAACGGTGGGAATCTTCTAGTGAAGAATCCATTAACTCCTTATAAGTTTTCAGAACCAATGCATCGTCAATATTTTGGAAGAGGTGGTGAGGATGGACTGGAATGGTCAACAGTACATGTTGAGACAGGAGATGTGTTATTTTTTCCAGGATGGTTAACTCATAAGACAGAGAAAAACTCATCTAGAGAAAATAGATTTGTTATGTCTTGGAATATATCTTTTACAACCGAGGTCCAACTCGACATGGCAGATAGTAAGGATTTCTATCCTGAATTTAATAAATATTGAAGGAGACCTGCTAGTAACTAATGGCCTATCAAAGAAACGATGTTAATTGTGATCCAGTCAATCCTCAACCAGGAAGTAGTACAGTTAACTGGTTTTCTGGTAGTGAAGGTTGGACTACTGTAACCTTTAAGAATTGGAATGCAGACTTTCAAGCAAGGACTGTAAATAATAGTACAAGAACACCTGGAACCTTTCAAGCACGAACGGTCAACAATTCAACACGTACTCCTGCACCTTACCAGAGGTATGATATAACTAATAATGCAGTACAGGATGGTTAAGATGCAGTTGAACGAAAAAGATATTAGTCGTTTAATAAAAGCATGTGAGTGTTATCAGGATCGTACTGGTTCTGAATATATGTGGGATGAATACGAACATTTACTCCACAAGCTTCATGACTATCAACAAGAGTATGATTGTCCTGACTGTGTTCTATGCACGATTCACCAATGAAACATTACACCGTTGGTTACCATGACTATGAGTTACATACTCATGAAATCTGTGAGTATGCAGAAAATTCTTACGAAGCAGGTAAGGATGCTATAGAAGATGTTCCTTATCTTCATGACCATCCAAATGCAATAGATTATATTTTATTAGATGCTTAGGGTAGGGTAATCCACTTATGTCCGATGTAGTTTGGTCAATAAATATTATGATTGGTATTCTATTAATAGCAGTAGGTATATCAATATATTGGATTTTTAAATACGATGATTGGTATCCTAACCCCAGTGTTGTTGGTCACTTCTCCCCTGAATCCGAATCAATTGATTCAACAGATGAGGGATCACGAAGCTCAGAAGAATAGAACTCCTGTAGAGGAGATGCTAAATAATACACTTGATGATTTTGAAGATGGGCAAGATGACACCCCCAAGTCGGAAGAGTTGTTACAATTTCCGAGTTACGAAGATAAACCGAGTGGTGGACGGAGACACGATAGATGTCACCATAGATCTTGGATTCGATTTATTCAAGAAAGAACGGGTAAGGATTGCTGGAGTGGACACCCCAGAGAAGAGAACCCGTGACAAAGAAGAGAAAGCACTTGGAATCGATGCAACAGAATGGCTCAAGGGACATCTCGCAGATGCTATTAAGGGTGATGACGAATTGGTTATTAGGACTGAGCTTGTTGGTGGGGTCGGCAAGTATGGTCGCCTTTTGGGCTGGTTATACGTTGGGGAATCAGACATCTCACTCAACGAACAAATGATCACTGAAGGATATGCTTGGGAGTATGATGGTGGTACTAAGAAGAAGGACTTTGAGGAACTAAGAGAAATAAGGAGAGAACATGGAACTCTCTGAAGAAAATGTACTTGTAGTATTAGAAGAACTTATTCCTTATATTGAAGCTGATGGTGGATACCTTCAACTTTATGATATAGAAGATGGATATGTTAAAGTAAAGTTAGGTGGTGCATGTGAGACATGTGCTATGAGTACTATGACTTTGAAACAAGGTATCGAACGTAAGCTTATGGAAGAGATTCCAGATGTTAAAGGAGTTGTACAGGTATTATAATGGTTCATATATATGATGATGTTTTAAGTGAAAAGGATTTTCTTACCTTACAAAATGTTGTTATGAAGAACAGAGGTAAGAGTGCATTTAGTTGGAATTGGTTAGATGAGGTTATCAATCCTGAAGATACTCTATGTGATGATTTAGATCACTATCAGTTATCACATACATTTTACTTTCTTGAATTTCCAAAACAGAAGGTTTTAAAACCTAGGGTATATGAGAGTCCTCATATTAGTTTAATAAGACCTATCCTAAAATTTCCACAATTGAATTTTGCTCACCCTATAAGGATTAAAGCAAATCTAAATGTAAGAACGGAAAAGATAATAAGACATGGATTTCATATTGATAATCCACTGGAAAATGGTATGACTGCAATATTCTATGTTAATACTTGCAATGGTTATACAGAGTTTGAAGAATCTGGACAGAAGGTTTATAGTAAAGAGAATAGGTTATGTGTATTTCCTTCACCAACTAGACATAGTGGAACTACCTGTACTGATTGGAAGAGAAGAGTAGTAATTAATATAAATTATCTCCCCACTGCTAAATAATTTTATGGCTACTGCAACTGATGTATACTTAGGTAACCCCAACCTGAAGAAGGCTGGTACTGAGATACAATTCACAAAAGAACAAGTAGAGGAGTGGATCAAGTGCAAACAGGATCCGCTTTACTTTGCTATGAAGTATATGCAGATTATCAACTTGGATGAAGGTCTTGTGCCTTTCTCCATGTATGATTTTCAAAAGAAAATCTTGATGGACTTTCATGAAAACAGATTCAACATTGCAAAACTCCCTCGTCAGACTGGTAAATCTACAACTGTTGTTGCTTACCTTCTACACTATGCTATTTTCAATGATAGTGTTAATATCGGTATCCTAGCAAACAAAGCTTCCACTGCTAGGGAACTACTCGGAAGACTTCAATTGGCGTATGAGAACCTGCCTAAGTGGTTACAACATGGAATTTTAGTATGGAACAAAGGTAATGTCGAACTTGAAAATGGATCAAAGATACTGGCTGCTTCTACGTCTGCAAGTGCTGTCCGAGGCATGTCGTTCAATATCCTCTTCCTCGATGAGTTCGCTTTCGTTCCGAACCATGTTGCAGAGCA